GCTAGCTATCTCCACAACGCCCTCAAATGGGAAATATTGTTTAAATTTGTAACCATTCAACATTTTAGGTCTACCGTAATTTTGGGTTTTGTTTAGCAACTGTTTAACCATTGGTGGAATGTCCATGATTAATTTTTTAATTGCTGGTTGGTCAGCGTATCCTTTTATTAGATTGTTGTACAATATCGCTGATATATACATTATATTATTAGTAGCATCAAATACCATATGCTCACCAAATCGTTTGATGATTAATGGCGATACTGGTAATTTTTCTGGTACGAATCGCTTACCACCTGTTTTTGCATTACCAACGCTAACGCTGGTCATTTGATATGCTTCTTCTACTGATTCATTCAATTTAACTGGTTCCATTCCAGATGAAGCATATTTTCCTTTCACTTCTTTAGTTTTACCTAAACCTGGGTGTTCATCTGTGTAGCCGAGTCCTTTGATGCCGAATTGACCATCTTTTGTGTAGTGGATTGGATCTTTTGCTAAATTTTTCAATACAATGGCTTTCAATTCTTCCATCGTTTTGTCAGCGTTTTTCGGGTCTTTCATTTCCGCGTAATAACCCATCATTACTTGGTCAAATATAACGTTGTCGATGTTTTTTTCGTCTGTGTTGTCGTGCGCGTGTTCTTGCTTTTTTTCAACCGATTTAGATACCGTTTTTGCTTCCGCTTTGTCTGTTTCCTCTTTCTTTTTTGCTTCTTTCAAGAACGTCTCAAATGCAGTTTCGAATGATTCTTTTTTGGATGGAATCATTTGGTTAATTGCTTGTAAACCAACGATATTTTCGTTGATGATGTTTTTGTCTTTTAATATTTGAGTGGTTAACTTAAGGTCAGCGTTGATTGGAATTAGGTCTGCAAATTGACGTTTTGCTTCAGATAAAAATACACCTGTGTGTCCTTTTCCTTCTTTGATTAATAGATACTGGTCTTGTAGTGTTTTTTTCATTTTGTTGCGGTTAGTAGTGTTTCAATGTTTTTAAGGTAACTTAAAATCATTTCGGTTGGTTTATATATATCGTATGATCCGGGATGTTCATTGTAATATTCTGCCGTTTCATTTTTTGCGTTGGAAACAATTGGATATAGTGCGTTTAAACGCGCTTCAATGTCATCGAACGCAGCTATGCGCTCGCGTTGGAAATCGTTGATTTCGGTAATAGGTTCCACTTCAAACAACTGTTTTACCTCTAAACCCGAACCTTTAATTTTATCGGGTACCGCTTTGTAACCTAGTTTGTAGTAGTATTTGGTTGCAGCGCCTTTTGCGTATTGCAATAAGTCGATAACGTTTGTGTCTTTGATTTTCTGTGTTTTTCCAGGTACGTTAATCAATTCGATGATTTCGTTTATTTTGATTTGTGTTACTGGGTTGGTTGTTTTTTGGTTAAGAGCACGTAAATGGTTTTTGATTTCAGTGGTCTTGTCTGTGTAGAATTCTTTTAGGCGTGTTGTATTGTCTACTGAATTCATGTATTCTTTCAGTATTGCTTTTTGTTCCGGGGTGAAATTGTTGTATTTTGTGTTGAATTTCTCCATGGATATCTTGTATGACAATAAACGAACATCTTTGTCTTCGTTTATGAATGCATCCATCACATCGTCTTTTACTTTTTTCTCAGTGATTGGTGCAGCAGTCAAATGTTCAAGTATGGTAATTTTGTTGTTGATTACTTGTTCAGGATCAACTGTATTAGCTGGTTGTGTGTATGTTTCTAGTAATGTATAGAATGCTGCGTATACTTTGTAGTTTGGCAGTTTGTGGTTGAAAAATTGTTCTATGTTGTAGTGTTCTTTGATTTCCTTAATCAAATTGTATTTTTGGCGTTTGATAGTGCCTTTGTTTAAGGATTGCGATGATTCAACCAATGTGTTAACTATCACATTTGCTTTAGTTTCGGTCAATGTGGTTTTCTTCAACAATGTCTCGTACAATTTGTATTCACGGCCCAACTCGGTTTTCACAAAATATTTTTTCAGTAAATCCTTCACTGGTGAATCTTTCCCATCTAATGTATCCGCAGTAATTTGGCGAACCAATAATTCAAATAGAATACCCGTATTTTTGTACTTCGAATGTTTTATAAGATTCATTCTGTATAGTTTAGTTTAATTATAAATATATGGAGAGGTATTACTCTCGTATCTGTGACTCATCTAGTAGCGAATTTCCCTGGATATCTGACTCGAATATGATGCGTTTCTTGTTTTTGTTGATTTGGTTGAATAATTCCGTGTTGCGTTTGTTGCTTTTCTTTGATTCGAGAGCCAATGGTGAACCGCCTTTGTATTGTGGTTTGATTGAATCTGATTCGTCGTTGTCTTTTTTCATACCCATCACACCCAACATATCTTTACCAAATGCATGGTCTTGTGTGTTGCGGTTGGTTACTTTTTCTTCAGGGCGACCAAGTGGTTTTTTCTCGTCGTATCCTTCAGGCACTTCACCTTCCTCGTATCTGCCACGGCCATATAACGATGCTAAATCATGTGGTGTACCATATGATTTGCCCGTTTCAAGTGGATCATTTCCTTCGTTCTCTACCTGTGCTATTCTGAATTTACGCTTAGCATCTTGTAGAATCAAGTCTCTATATTCATCGAATTTGTCCTCGCTCAACTGGAATAAATGCTCGTATACGAAATCGGTTGGGAATATTTTGTTTTCGATCATTGATGTGGCCAATTCCACTTTCTCTTTCAACAATGCCACTTTCTCTTGTTCAAATATGATTGATGGGTTAGTTAATGACAGTTCGAAATTGGTTAAATTTTCGTCAGTGTAACCTTGTGAATACAAGTGTACCAATGCAATTTTGGTTAATTCGGATACCATGATGCTTTGGATGCGAGATATAGTGCGCGCAAAGCGAATATCTTCAGCAGCTAACGTTGATTTACCGGTTAAGTCTTTTTCGTAACCCATGAACGCTTTCGGTACTTTAAGTGCAGCAAATAATTTGTCGCGTAGGTAAGTTACATCCTGGATTCCATCGTATTGCAGGCCGCCTAAATTGTCGATTTTAGTTGCGTTGTCGTTTCCACGTACCGGAATATAGAAATCTTCCAGTAAGTTTTGCATGTTGTATTTTAAGTTGTAGTCGCCCGTTTGTTGATCAATGTACGGGGTACGTTTCATTTTGCTGATTGTTTTTTGCATGAAGTTTTCCACTTCAGATGGTGCTATATTCCCCACGTTAATGTAGAATATACGTTTTTCAGGTGCACGTACAATTCTGTGAATCAACATGGCATCTTCCATCATTGTATATTGCTTGAACAATTTACGGCCCGGTTCCAAATACGATCTACCATATGGTAAAAAGTTGGTATCGGTCAATAGGCGGAAATGTGCCATCTCGTAATTGTCGAAATATACATCATTTGCGCTGTTAGCTGAATTTGGTACGTTGTAGTAACCATAGTTTGAAGGTGATGATACACCATCTGGTTGAAATTTGAATCGAACGGAAGATGGATGATCGCGGTCATATCCGTCTTGTCTTTCAATATGGAATGCGTTGAATGGAATTACATTGTATACACCAAATTTGTCGGATATTTCCAGTTTGAGGAAAAAATCACCATATTTGCACATACCTCTAACCCATGGCCATAAATTGAATTCAATGTTTAAAACATCGTAGAATAAATTGTATAGTATTTGCTGAATGTCTTCGTCTGAGCTGCGTATTTGCAATACCTCGCCCATGTCGTTTTTTAATGTACTTTCATCTGCGATAATATCTAATGCAGATGCTACAATGGCATCAGTGTCCATAGCATCGTATTCTGAATACAATGTAGGTCGGAGTGTTTGGTAGTTGAAGCTACTTTGATACCCATATATGGATGTGTGGGTGTTTGTCCATATTCTACTAAATCTGTCTACCAATGAGTTGGTTTCGTATTTACCAGATTGTTGGATTTTATTGATGTCCATAACTTTCAAACCGCCACCTTCATTGCGTATGATTACGTCTGTTGA